TCTTAAACGATGGTGCTGTTGGAACAGTAACTGTCAATTCGGATGCAACAATTACTGATAATCTTATCAGTTTCTATGCACCAATCACATCATCTACTTATGCAGTATTTGATAGTGGTTATAAGTACATGTATGATAGATTTAATGATACCTTCCGTTATGTCCCTCTGAATGGAGACATTGCTGGTATTTGTGCAAGAAATGACCTCAATAACTTCCCATGGTTCTCACCTGCAGGAACTAATAGAGGTGCAATTCTTAATGCTGTAAAACTTGCTTACAATCCATCCAAAGTACAAAGAGATAAGTTGTATTCCAACAGAATCAACCCTGTAGTCTTCTCACCTGGAGATGGAATTATCCTCTTTGGAGATAAGACTGGATTTGGCAAGGCATCTGCATTCGACAGAATCAATGTCCGTCGTCTCTTCATCTACCTTGAGAAAGCAGTTTCTGCTGCTGCAAAAGATCAACTCTTTGAATTCAACGACGAAATTACAAGAACTAACTTCGTCAACATCATTGAGCCTTTCCTCCGTGATGTCCAAGCGAAGAGAGGAATCTTTGATTATGTTGTTGTTTGTGACGAAACAAATAACACCGCCGCTGTTATCGACAACAATGAGTTTGTCGCTGACATCTTCATCAAACCAAACAGATCGATTAACTTCATCGGTCTGACATTCGTAGCCACCAGAACTGGCGTTTCTTTTGAAGAAGTAATCGGTAACGTTTAATTATTAATCAAACTTAGAGGTATCCTAAAATGGCAACTAGAAATCAACTTAATCCACCCCCACTAAGAAAGATTACTGACTTCAAGAGTAAGCTGACTGGTGGCGGTGCTCGCTCTAATCTCTTTGAAGTTGAGCTCTCATTCCCATCTACAGTTGCTGTTGATGGTTTGAATGATATTCTTCAAAAGGCAAGATTCCTTGTAAAGGCAGCAAACCTGCCTGCTTCAAACATTGCTCAGATTGAAGTTCCTTTCAGAGGAAGAGTACTCAAAGTTGCTGGAGACAGAAGCTTTGATACTTGGACAATCACCATTATCAACGACACTGATTTTGCAATCCGCTCTGCTTTTGAGAAGTGGATGAATACAATCAACCGTGTTTCTGATAACACTGGTCTGACTAATCCTGCCGATTATCAGGCAGATGCTTATGTTTATCAACTTGACCGTAATGGTGACACCCTGAGAAAGTATCACTTCTACGATATTTTCCCAACTCAGGTTGCTCCAATCGAACTTTCATATGATGCTCAAGGAATTCAAGAATTCACTGTTGAGCTTCAAGTTCTTTGGTGGGAAGCAATCAAGGGTAGTGGTGCAAATGCAGGCGGCGAAGACATTAACTAAATAGTCCATAATAAGTAGATAGTTTATACGATGGCAAAACTTTTTGGTTTTTCTATTGATGATGGTCAAAATAAATCACCTTCCGTAATATCCCCCGTTCCTCAAAACAATGAGGACGGGGTTGATAATTATATTGCTAGTGGTTTTTATGGTCATTATGTTGATATTGAAGGTGTTTATCGTACCGAACATGATTTAATCAAACGATATCGTGAAATGGCACTTCATCCAGAATGTGATGGTGCCATTGAAGATGTTGTTAATGAAGCCATCGTTAGTGATCTTTATGATTCTCCTGTTGAGATTGAATTATCTAATCTCAATGCTAGTGATAGACTGAAAAAAATCATCAGAGAAGAATTTAAATATCTCAAAGAAATTTTAGATTTCGATAGAAAAGCACACGAAATCTTTAGAAACTGGTATGTTGATGGTAGACTTTATTATCTGAAAGTCATTGATGTCAAGAATCCTCAGGCAGGTATCCAAGACCTGAGATATATTGACCCAATGAAGATGAAGTATGTTCGTCAGGAAAAAAAGAAAGACGCAAAGAGAAATCTTGCTCTTCCACCACTTCAAAAAGGTGCAGAACTTCCAACTTTAGAACCAGAAATCGAAGAGTATTTTGTTTATACTCCAAAAGCAAATTATCCTAGTGGCACTTTTGCTGGTGCTGGTGCTACTGGTAAAAGAGATAGTGTAAAAATTGCTAAAGATTCAGTTACATATTGCAGCTCGGGACTGGTTGATAGAAACAAAGGCACAGTATTGTCTTATATGCATAAGGCAATCAAGGCACTCAATCAACTGAGAATGATTGAAGATTCTCTGGTTATCTATCGCTTGTCAAGAGCACCAGAGCGTAGAATTTTCTACATTGATGTTGGTAATCTTCCAAAGGTAAAAGCAGAGCAATACCTCAAAGAGGTTATGTCTCGCTACAGAAATAAACTTGCCTATGATGCCAACACGGGTGAAGTTCGTGATGACCGTAAGTTTATGTCCATGATGGAAGACTTCTGGCTTCCAAGAAGAGAAGGTGGTCGTGGCACAGAAATCACCACACTTCCTGGTGGACAAAACTTAGGTGAACTTGCCGACATTGAGTATTTTCAAAAGAAACTCTATAGAGCACTTGGAGTACCTGAGTCAAGAATTGCTGCCGATGGTGGTTTCAATCTTGGTCGTTCTTCTGAAATTCTGAGAGACGAACTCAAGTTTGCTAAGTTTGTTGGTCGTCTGAGAAAGAGATTCTCTCAGATGTTTAACGACATGCTGAGAACTCAACTGATTCTCAAGAATATCGTAACTCCCGAAGATTGGGAGGTTATGGCAGATCATATTCAATATGATTTCCTGTATGATAACCAGTTTGCAGAATTAAAAGAATCTGAATTGCTTCAGAGCAGACTTGGTAATCTTGCAACTATCGAACCTTACATTGGTAAGTATTACTCTACTGAATATGTAAGAAAGAAAGTCCTTCGTCAGACTGATTCAGAAATCATTGAGATTGATGAGCAGATTGAAGATGAAATCAATAAGGGTATTATCCCAGCTCCTGGAAGTGTAGATCCAATTACGGGAGAACCATTACCTGGTGGTGATATGGGTGCTGACCCAATGGCAATGGGTGCTGATGGTATGGGAATGGGTGAAGTTCCTGTAGAACCAGACATGGGAGCACAAGCATCACAAGTCGATGCTCAAATGCAAAAAGACACCAAAAAGGCAGAAATATAAATATAGAATATATACACTATAATTTTCATGGATAACGTTATCGATTTGATTGCGACAGACGCAAAACCATCTGAAGTATCTGACGCTATTAAAGCAGCTTTATATGCAAAAGCTGCAGAAAGAGTTGACGCCGCTAGACCAATTGTAGCAGCTGATTTGTTTGGTGGCGAAGGATATGAAGATGAGATTGAAAGTGAAGATGACCAAGAATCACAAGAGGATCAAGAATAATGTCAACAAGAACTTTATTAATTGCTGATGAAATTGCATTAACAACTACACCCGGAGATAGTATCTCTAGTGCAACTGTTGTTAGATTATTCAATGGTTCTGGTGGAATTGCAACTGTAAGTATGGCAAGTACTGTAGGTGCTGCTGATACAACTTCCTTCACAATGCCACAAAATCATGTTGAATTTCTTGAAAAACCAGCAAGTTATGTTATCTGGGCAACATCAACATCTGTAAAAGCCGCAAAGGTAGGATTCACAGGATAATCAAATGAAACTTATCACAGAAGAAATTTCAAAAGTAGAATTTATCACCGAAGGTAAAGGTGGTGCTCAGAAGTGCTATATTAAAGGCATTTTCCTTCAAGCAGAGCAAGTAAATAGAAACGGTAGACTTTATCCCATGTCAATCATGGAAAAAGAAGTCAATCGTTATAATGAAAACTTTGTGCAGAAAGGACGTGCTCTTGGTGAACTTGGTCACCCAGATGGTCCTACCGTAAATCTTGATAGAGTTTCTCACAAGATTTGTGAACTTACTAAAGTTGGTAACAACTTTGTAGGTAAAGCACAACTCCTTGAAACACCAATGGGTAAGATTGCAAAATCTCTCATTAGTGAAGGTGTTATGCTCGGTGTTTCTTCTCGTGGTGTTGGTTCACTTAAGATGACCAATGAGGGTCATAAAGTTGTCGGTGAAGATTTCATGTTAGCAACTGCTGCTGATATCGTTGCCGATCCTTCTGCTCCTGATGCTTTTGTTCAGGGAATCATGGAAGGAAAAGAGTGGGTTTGGGAAGGAGGAATTCTTCGTGAGCAACTCGCAGAAAGAACCCAAAAGAGAATTAACACTCTCGTTGACCAAAAAAGACTTGAGGAGCATAAACTCCAATTATGGAATAATTTCCTCTCAAATCTTTAATTTATAAATAAATATAGATTATAACAAGTAATCAGAAAAAATGTCCGTTGGTAGCAATTTACAAGAAATGGAAAACGTAGTAACCAAAGGGGCTGCTCCTGCTGAGCCAATGCCTTCAGCTGGCATTCCAGTTGAAGATCTCGGCGGACCTACTCCCGAAAATTATCGTCCCGATGACGATTCAGCAAAACTCAAAGATCCTGCTGCAACTCTGAAGCAAGTCAAGGATGTCGTCAATGCTAAGGCAGCACCTGCCGAAGCTGTTTCTGACGAAATCGAAGACGGTCAAGAGATTGTTGCAGAAGAAGAAGTAACCGAAGAAGAAGTTGTTTCTGAAGAAGAGACAACCGAAGAAGAGGTTGTTGCTGAAGAGGAAGAAGTTTCACCTGAGTTCAGCATCGACGAAGATGTTGAAGCTCTCTTCGAAGGTGAAGAGCTCTCTGAGGAATTCCAAGAGAAAGCACGCACCATTTTTGAAGCTGCTATCAAGACAAAGGTTGGAGAGATTCAAGAGCAACTCCAATCTGCATACGAGGAAGCACTCGTAGAAGAAATCGTTTCAATTAAAGAAGGTCTGACCGAAAGACTCGACGCATACCTTGAGTATGTTGCTGATGAGTGGCTCCAAGAGAACGCTCTTCAAGTTGAGCACGGTCTTAAGACCGAAATGACCGAATCATTCCTTGCTGGAATGAAGGGTCTTTTTGAAGAACATTATGTAACCATCCCTGAAGATAGATATGATGTAATCGAGAGCATGGTAGATAAACTTGATGAAATGGAAGAAAAACTCAACGAGCAAATTCAAAGAAATGTTGCTCTTAATAGGAGATTAGCCGAGTCAGT